CTAATTTTCTTTTTTGCCTCTTTCTCTAACTCGGTCAAGGATTGATTGGCTCTCTCTAATGATTTCTGCGTCTGTTTGTTCAGTTCTCTGGATTTCTCCAGCTGTCTGTTGGCTGTCTCTAATTGACTCTGAGCTTCGGCTAACTGCTTCTGCTGCTGATTCAATAGCTCCTGCTTCTGACTGCTGTGCGCTTCGAGCGTCTGTAAGTTCTGCTCTAGTGTTGTCAGCTCGCTCTCTGATATCTGATACATCGCTTCTGCCTGCACAGAAGAACCATACAAAGCCGGAAAGAAGAAGAACGGCAATAGCAGCCAGGGCAGCATAGATTTCCTTATCTTCATTATACATGAATCCTCCTCAGAAAGAATAGTTCTTATCAAACTGTGTGCCATTAATGAAATAGCTATCCGTGCACTGCCAGATGGCAGCACCATCATAGTCGCACTGGCTGTTATATTGAGCACACCAGGCAGGAACGCCCGGGAGACGACCCATATCAATGACGTTGGTCAAGTAATCATAGTTAGCATAAAGTCCACAGTGATATCCGGCTACTTCCATAGTGCTAATGAATGTGGTGCAGATATCCGTAATCTCTTCCGGATCAGTCAGCCTGTCCGATTTCCAGTCATCATTTTCTTCATCGAACCAGAATCCCATCTCAAGCATGTCGGGAGTAATTCCCGCATCCTGCATGACATAAAGCGCATACTCTGCTTCAGCGGCCGCTTCGCTGGCGTCTGTGGCTTCGGAATAATAATAAATGCCTACTTTTAAGCCGGCATTCAGGGCGCCATTGAAATTATCATAGAACATTTCATCTAGATGCTGATTTCCCCAGCCCAGACGGATGATGGCGAATTCATTCCCGTCATTTACTACATCCTGCCAGTTGATGGTTCCATTGTGCTCCGATACGTCAATCCCTTTCATTGCGGACCTCCTGTTTTTCTTCTCACTAAGCTCACCAGTCCGTGCAGGGCAGATACCCCTGCTTCGTCTAAATTTTCGATAACACTGAGAAACTCTGTTGAAGCTAAGTAAGCAATCACTATCTGCCCGAAATTTACGTGACCAATCATGTAATCCGCAAAGCCTGCCGCAATAACGGCGAAAATGTACATGAGGATCTTCCCTAGGAACTGCGTTTTCATCTCATGACTGTTGATGATTCTTGCTCTATGCGCCTCCGGAATAGCTTTAATAGACTCCACAAGCGATGGATTCTCCTTCTCCTGGGCCTTCAGCATTTCATAAGACAATGCAATAAACTTCGCAAATAAATCTATCGCAACAAGAGCCGTGAACGCAGTAAACAGCATGGCATGTCTAGCCAGCACCAGAAGTACTGCCCCGCCGGCCAATTTAAATGTCCACCCGTCCGGAATACTGCACACTGTCTTGTATGCGTATCCGTAAATCTGCCACATGAATTCCATCAGGCCTTGTCCTCACTCTTCTCTGTCTTTGCTTCATCGGCTGCTTTGGCTTCTGCCATGGCGTCCAAAATAGCATTGTGTGGGCATTCATCCCATGGGCAGCGCCCGTCTTCATTTAAAAGGTTACCGCAATATTCGCAAAATTCCATGATTTATCCCTCCTCTATGCATTCTTGATTTCCGCAGTCATGCTAGCTAGCGTGGTTTTGTACTGGCTGTCAATCTTAGTTGTATCGGCGCCCAGCATTGCGGCTTTAACTCTCGCATCAACAAGACTATCCAGTGTTTGCTGATACTTTGCTTTTATAGTAGCGATGGCGGCCTGCTTTTCCTCGGCTTCGGTGGGTACATAATCTGGCTTAGGCACGAAGGTTTCACCGCTCAGGATGTACTCTTTCCCATTAGTATTATTTCCCAGCAGGTTCATATAATCTTCGGTGGTAACAGCTTTTACTGTCACAATGTCGGCGTTATCCGCTTTCATTTTTTCTGCTTCAGCTTTCAGCTTATCCGGATGTTTAATTGGGTCAAACATACAAATTTTACCGGCGGCACGGCTACCGTCCGACTTAAAGCCGACGATGTAATAATCAACATTTGTTGCGTTCATGCTTTGTCTCCTTAACAATAAAAATGAGGTGATAAAAATGCGTAAACCAAACGGATACGGTTCAATTAAAAAGCTTACAGGAAACCGGCGGAGGCCATTTGTATTTGTTATCAGCGTGGAGGGGAAGCAAAAGCCTGTCGAGTACTTTACCACGCAGGTAGAGGCCGAAATCTTTCAAGCTGACTACAATAAACTTCATTTTCATCGCTCCCTTCCAGCACATCAAATAACTCTTGCTGAGCTCTATTACCGTTGGCTCCATGCTCATACGGCCAATACAGCCCCTTCGCAGTCCACTCTTGCCAGCTACGCCAACTCATTTAAGCATCTTGGCCCGCTACATTACGAGCCATTCCAAAGCCTGAAATATGCAGACTACCAGAAAATTCTTGATTCCATGCGAAAGAGCGGGCTGTCTTACAGTTCTCTGAAGAAAGTCCGCTCTTTGATTTCGTTGCTTGAAAAATACGCTGTGAAGATTGAGTTGATAAATAAGTGCTATGCTCCCCTGCTATCGATAGGTAAAAATAAAGCTGTGCGTCCACACCATCCATTCAGCCGGCAAAAAATTAACCGGCTCTGGGCGCACTGCGATGAGCCCGGTGTTGATACGGTGCTCATTCTGCTTTACACCGGTATGCGTGTCGGCGAGATGCTGGCACTCCAGAAGAATAATGTGAATCTTCGGCAGGGATACATTCGGATTACAAAAAGCAAGACCGTTTCCGGCATCAGAACCATCCCTATCCACCATCGGATTGCTCCGTTAATAGCAAGCCGAATGAAATCCTCTGGCTTGTATCTGATAGCAGATTCCGAAGGCAATCCTTACGACTATAGCCGGTATTGTATCCTTTGGCGTGAGGTTATGCACTCCATCAAAGCTGATGGTCATACAACACACGACTGCCGCCATACGGTAGCAACGCTGCTGGACAATGCCGGAGCCAATGAAACAGCTAAACGGCGTATTTTAGGCCACGCTGGCGGAGATGTGACTGAAAGGGTTTACACGCACAAAGGTCTGAGACAGCTCCGAAAATGCATAGAGCTCCTGAAGTAATGTTACCAGTATGCTACTTGCCCAATCTCATTCATTACCAGATTATCTGTGTTATCCGTGGCTTAATGGTTGTTACTATTGATACTGGATAAATCAGCTAGATTAGCAAATATTTACGCTTCTATGATTGTAGATATCTGATGTTCAGGCAGTTTTTACCATGGATTTGATTTTCAAAAAATCATGCATACTCTGCTTACTCTCACCTACTTCTCCTATTTCGTAACAATCCCTCTACAGTGGGGAGGTTCATCTTATGGATACGTGGCATTCCCTATTTCCTTCACAACTTTTCGAAAGATTATGCTTACGCATCAAGGAGCTGCTTTTATGATAGTCAAATTTAATGAATCATATAATAATGATGGATTTACACTTTCGGTTAGAGATATGGATGGGGGAATTGACATTCAAACAGGATATGACTCTCAATGGTTTGCTATAGGTAAGTAAACAGTGGGGAATGCCAACTATCGACGACACTGTTTATTATGTAGATTATCAATTGCCAATTAGCATGCCACATGAAGTATTGATGGTTGTGTGTTCAGATTTGGTCGGTGAAGCGGCAACGACGGCTACTATTTGGAAGACTTGTTGGAACGTAAAAGCAAGCACTACGACAGCCGTAAGATTTATAGCGGAATCGAGAAATGCGTCATCAATAGCTGCTGTGATTATCGGCTATTAAACAGTGGGTAGTTCTGGACATGACTAATAGAACAAGCTTCACTATTACGCCCCCAATTGCTTTTAGTAGGTGCTTTGCTGGCGTTGTATCTGATTATGGTGATGCACGGCTTTCATTTGGATTCAAACCTGATAAGCTTGTCTGCTATGGTCCAGGTCTATCCATAACTACAGTCTGCAATATTATCATGATTGGTATTTAGACAGTGGGGAACCCAAAAGACAATTAGCTCTAATCTATCGTTATCTGTATCATTACCAATTTCGGTCACAAAAATTCTCATTGGAGTAACATCTAACTGCGATAATATCAATGCCGTGTCATCAGCTTTTGGTGTGTGTATAGGCTCTAGCTTTCTTGTGCATACATGGAATAGTGTCACCTCCTATGCAAATGATACGGTAGCGTATGTCGTTATTTGTATCTAAACAGTGGGGAATTGCAGGAACTAAAAATAAAGAAATGACTTTCATTCGAGAAGGAACATTTCCAATTGCCTTCCCTGCAAAAGTCTTTGCATGTTACGGGACTATGGAAGGATATGATACTGATAACAACCAATATACCCTGATATGGACTAATACAAAAACTACTAATTCAACCATTAGATTCTCTGTTGTTATTCCCGGTGACTTAGGATGCCCTGTTTATTTTGCAATCGGTAAGTAGACAGTGGAGAAAAGCGACTACAGATGAGGTAATCACACTCCCCATCGCTTTCAGTAAAATTAAATTTGTAGTTTTGGGCACCTGCGCTACTAGTGAATGGGTTTATGAAAATGTGTCCGTATTAAATGATAGTGACCTAAGCACTGTAACAGCGTGGAGCGCATCTGAAAGTCAAACTGGCCCAATAGCAAAGCCGAAGAACATAATAGCAATGGGAATTTGATACAGTTTACTTTCCGATTGAAATGTAATAAAACGGATATTTTGTCGAAGATAAAGTAGCAGAAAATGTTATTTCAATCTTCGACAAATCGTAAGGGCTAAAAGCAAAGTTAGTAATTTTGGAATCTGGGGCATTACCACCAACCACAGCAACTACGTTGTAGCCGGCTGATGAATATGATATAGGCAATGGAGCATAATAATGGTTTACTCCAGCGGTCCAGTCACCAGTCCAATAAATTCCCCACTGTATAATTAAGCCTCCGAAGAACTCACCAAAGCAGATGTACCCATTGGTATCGATAAGATACTTTACCCCAGAAACATCAAGCACCAATTTCATGAGTTTTGCCATCAGTGAGTCAGATGAAAGTGTACTGATTAAGCTGCCTAAGGCTGTGCTGGCCAATGTATTAACAATCCCCTGGCTCCAGTCAGTAATCTGTGCCACTTCTGTTTCCGGATGCAATGTGTCATAACTTGCACTTGTTTTGTTGTAGTGATGCAAGATTGATTTTAAAATGCTCATTTTTTAACTCTCCTTTTTAACTACTTTAAACATGTTTGCACCTCATCAGGAAACGATTTCTACCCACAGGCCACGGTCTGCCATGCTTTCCGGCTTATCCGCAGTACTTGTCACCATCAGCAGGTTTTCATGGGCAGTTTCTGATGCGTCATGTGCCTTAAGGTCTGCTGCCGTCACGAGGCCTTTTATATCAACATCCGTCACTACATCGTCTACGCTATTGATGGCGATTGTCATATGGATTGCCACGCTCAGTACGGTAGCTCCACCTTTTGCCTGGATGTAATCAGCATCGCGGGCGGTGGCCACGCAATAGAGAATTTCCCCCACATCCGGATCTGTGGCAAAGAGCCCGATTTCCCTCAGGTAGAAGCCCTTATCCAAATCTGCATTGGTCATCACGGCTTCCACATCACAGGTCCCTTTATCATTCGGTGTCACAGCTGAGAGATCCAGCACCTTTTTAGTACTTGCCAGATCAGTCATCGGTTCAATGAATGATGGAGAACCGTCGCCTACTTTCATCTTGGTGAACTGCAACTTGCATTTTCCAGCTTCTACTTTGGCGGCAAGCGCTTTCCCCAGATCTGTTAATACTCCTCCTTTGAAATCAGCCATTTACTTTTACCTCCTTGAAAATAGATATAGGCATTGAAATCATTTTACTCATAGCCGTAATCTGTGGTCCTACATCCGGCAGGCCTATACGAATTTCTTTATACATAACAACAGGCATGGCCAGGTATTTGCTTACCGGCTTCTTCCTTTCAAATGAAATCCCGTCAAGCCAGGAACGCACATTTTTTGCTTCATTGATGGCATTTACCAGGCTCTGCAGTGAATCACCATTGCCAATAGGTCCATAACTTCCATTCACTCGGAAATGGTAAGGGCTCCCTTTGTATTCAAACCATTCTTCCACCTTCGCATAGTTCAAGAGCACTTCGACCACTGATTTCACGGCCCAGGACGTCCCTTTGTACTTATGGTCCTTTATTGCATTCTTTACCAGTTTCCTCTTCTGTGCAATGTCCATGTCTTCACTGTAGGTGTCTACATGAAGCTGCCAGGCCAGTGAATTCACTACCGGTTCCGGCAGCTCATCAATCCGGCTCATAATCAGCCCGTTCACCGTTTCGGCGGTGACATTGTTTACAGAATCTGTTACTGCTTTAGATGTATGCACCACATTTTCATCGGCCTGCAGGGATGAAGGAAGGATTTTTGAAATTTCCGTTTCATTCAGTTTCATTCACTGCTCACCCCTCCAAAGGTAATAGTTGGCGTACCGATCACCGCAATTTTACCTGCATCTACTGCCGTGAGTGCGGGAGATGTGACGGTTACTTTTTCAGCTCCTGCCTTTACCATTAGGGCATAGAGTTTTGATGGATCAATATCCCTTCCCAGCTTCTCCCGCTGCCAAAGAATGTAATCATCCACCGCCTGCTTCACGGCGGCCTGGATTTCCGAAGCGTGGGCTTTATTGTCACTGGAAATTGTATAGGATGCAGAGACATCATAGCTTACCGTGGTGGGCGCAGATACGGTCACATGGTCTGTCAACGGTCTGACCTTTTCTGCGCTGCATACCTCCATCACCTTGTCCAGGACTTCCTGTTCCGGTACCTTTCCGCCGGAAAGTAAAGGCACAATCAGCACCTCGCCTGCAGATGGAGATGATACATATACATCGGAAATATCTGCATTGGCTGTTTTGGACCAGTACTTATAGGCTCCATAGGAGCCGGCATCGGAAAATGACTCGGGCGCTTCATGAATCCTTTCACGATACGAATCATCGGCTTCCATATCTCCGCCGCCTGCGGAAATAGTGGTATTGGATACGCTTCCGACAAATGGCAGAGGATCCACCAGCTTGTTTAAGGTACCAATAGAAAATCCATTCCCCTTTGTACCGTTCTCCGTGCAGGTGGCCTTGACCGTCCCTTCCTTTTCACCGGAAGGAATGGTAGTGTCTTCATCCACAGCAAAATAGATTTTTTTATCTCCACCGGTAACCCTCGTGCCCTTCGGGATAACCGTGGCACCATTCTCCGATGTGGAAAGGGTGAACTTCAGAGTGACCGATGCAGGCTGGGATTGAATCCTCCCTACATCCAGCAGCGCTCCCAGATGGTCAAGATAGTCACCTTCAGCATAAGCCAGCAGATTCATCCTGCCGGTAAAATTGATGAGTTCACGCTGATGGATGATGACATCGGCAATGGTCAATAGGAAAAGCCGGATGGGGTCTCCCTGGGCCAGCGTCCTTCCGGATGCCTCTTCATACTTTTGGATGATTTCCGTTTTTACGGCTTCCGCATCTGTTTCTGCAAATGAAATCGGATTCAGGTTACTCAGTTCCATTGATTCTCACCTCCACCACCGGTTTAAGTTTCCCATCCATGTCTCCGGTAAAGCTGATGGCTGTAACGGATACCCGGGGTTCATATCTTTTAACCGCTGCAATAATTTCTGTTGTCAGTTTTGCTTCAGCCACCGGAGTCGGGCTGTCCAGATAGGAAAGGTCAATTCCGAAATCCCTATCCAGCGGCACACTTCCTTTCGGCGTGCTCAGGATGGTCCTTATGTTTTGGAAGATTTCTTCCAGTTCATTTCCAGGACTGAACTGTATCGGTCCCGCGCCTTGAATCGTATATCTGTTCATGATAACGCCTCATAATACGCCTGCTTCAGTGTTGCCTGCCGGTCGGCATATTCGGAAAGAGTGACTGAAAGGGATATAGAAATCGGATGTCCGAATTTACTCCAGAATGTCACGTTTTCAGAAATTCCTTTGACCACCCAATAATTATCGCCGATGACCCGGTTCCCTATGACAAGAGGAATGACTTCTCCGGTATCCCGCATTTTTGCCAATTTCTTGACTTCTTTGGCGGGGTTGACCCCCAAGTCGCTTCTCAAAAGTATTTTGAAAGTGATTTCTTCTATCCCCGGGCCAATAAATTCGCTTTCCGGCTTCTTCCCGATGATGTTATGCTCCTGCCACCTGCCATCAGACTGCTTCTGAAAATCGTCAAATGTCCTGACCTTATTTCTTGAAGCAATGAATGGTATGTCTCCTAGAAATCCCACAAGCATATTATCCTCCTATGAAAACGTCCGGCGAACCCTGTGCTGCACTGCCTCCACAGCTTACCGGGTCTCCGACGCGAGCCGCCGCCTTCCCATTGATAAATACCGAGCTGCTTCCGGATGAAATATGCCCACTGTGCGAAGGATGCACATCACATCCATGGGGAGCATAAGTGTCTCCGACCCGTCCGGCGCCTTTCCCATTGATAAATACATCTCCGCTGGCCGATACTAAAGCCGTAGGAGAGCAGGCATCATGACCCGTATCGTTGTCTCCCAGTCTTGTAGCTTTCGGCATGGCTTCCTCCTTAGTTGATGTTGATTACCGGCGCCTTCAGAATAATCTTTGAAGCCGCGTTGATGGTAATTGTTCCATGGTCATACTTTACAAAGCTCCCATCAGGGAATTTGACGGATCTTACTGATTCATCCGTTTCTGAAGGCGATTTCGATTTTGTATAATAGGCCCCCAGAATGAAGCCGGATGCCATCCCCTTTCCGGCAGGGTTGGGGAGAAAGAGGCAGAGCACCGAAGTTCCTACTTCCGGCAGATAGTACCCTTCTGTTCCATTGGCTCCAATCTGGATTACCGGAAGCTCTTCGCTGACCAGGTTGTCCTTATCCGGAAAGGTAACCCTGGCGCGGCATGCCGCGCCATTGACAGATGAAACAATACCGACGCGCACCAGGTTCTTCAGCTGGTTAGTATCCATTAAGGCACCTCCTTAAATCTATGCTCGTTGTGTATCCGTTTCCTATTTCATGTTTGGCGGTAACGATGATGTATTTCCCATCAAATTTCCCCAAGCCCAGGACGTTTACTGTTTCCGATGCCAGCAGGGCAAAATTCCCCATGGTGTCCACTGTCATTGTCACTTCTTCCCTGTTCTTCTCACGAAGTTTTTTCTTCGCAAGCCGTTCGGCCTCCGCAATAGATTTGATCTGTTCTTTTACCTGCAGCGTTTTACCTTCGCTTTTGGAAGGATCCATAAAAGTCGCCTCGATGTTGCTTCCTGAATCAGTGTCGTTGCACTGTACATGGCAGGCTTTGTAGATATCCCTTGTCACTGCATGCAGTCGATATCCTGTTATGTTGGTAATATAGGTCATATCCTTTTGAACAATATAGGCCATTCCCGGCCTTACAATCGTTATTTTGGGCTCTTTTTTCTCATAATCCGTTTCATCAAATATGACTATCTGGTTGTTGCAGATTTTAAGAGCCATGCCTTGGTCCTCGCAAAGCTTCAGCAGGAAGGACAAGTCGGACTGTTCTGTCTGCTCCGCCCGGTCTATGGATGGATTATCGCTGCAGTCGTATACAAGCTCCATTCCGGCCCCTTTGGCCACGTCACTGGCTATGGTCTTCATTTCGGCCTTTTCCCATGACCTTGTTCGTTCAACGCCGCGCAGGTTATTGTTCTCAGGTACCGATGTACCCTTGAGTTCCATAACTCTGGGAGGTGCGCTCCCGTCAATGGAATCCAGTGCAAACATCCCTATTTTCAGCTCTCTGGTTCCTTCCAGGAGGCTTCCCCAGTTCCGGCTTATCAGCGATACCTCTAGCGTGGCTCCGCGGTCCGGGAACCAGTCTCCTTCCCAGAGACCTCTTCTATCATCCAAGTTGATGGAGATATCATCTGCATATCCGGACAGGTTGTCTGTATAAGAAATGGATTCAAGAAATGGAGAAATGTCGGATGAAATATCTTTTCCGTTATATTTGATGACCGGGATGATTTGGCGCGGCAGCATTATCTCCTCCAGGGCGGAAAGTTGGATGTTTCCGGCTTGCTGTAATCCGGCACGGTAAGTTCTATGCCCGCCGGAAATACGACAATATCAATATATCGGTGATTGGCTTCCATAAGAGCGTTCATGCCAAGCTCGCTGCCATAGCAGTTCTTGGCGATGCTGTCCCACATGTCTCCCTGTACCGTTCTATATTTGCTACTCATAGACCACCCTTCTTTCATTCCTTTTGATTTCCTGCAGCATTCGTTTCAGCTGGTTCATGGTAAGCTGCATGGTATTCTGGATGACAGTCTCATCCGCATTTCCCTGGATGGTGATGTTCGGTTTGAAATCAACGGAAATGTTCGTTTCCTTCCTCGCATTGGCCGGTACGCTGAGTCTGTTTTTGTTGTCAAAGGCTCCAATCATGCTTCCCGTTTTTTCCCACAGGCTGATGGAACGATGGCTTCCGTCCAGAGGAATAGCCGCTTCCGGGCTCTTTTCTGCAAATGTGGTAATGAACTCGCCTCTTGGATAAATACCTCCATACGCATTATGCGTATCCGGTTCTTCTCCATTATTTCCGGCCTGAAATCCTATCTTGAAATTTCCGACAGCCGCCTTAGCGCTTTCCCAGGCAGAGGAGACATATGCAGTCAGCCTTCCTGGAAGGTCTGAAAACCATTGGATGATTCCATCTACAGCCTGAGATCCCCAGGAGGATGCTTCGGAAATAAATGTACTTCCTGCCGATTCACATGATACAAACACACTCATAACGTCATCCGGCAGTTCTTCGATAGCCTGTATGATTCTTCCCGGAAGCTGCATGAACCATCCTACAATAGCCCCGACAGCATAGCCTGCATAATAGGGCAGATGTGTTATTACCTCTCCCACGGTATCTACTGCATTGGAAGCAGTGGTTTTGATTGTTTCCCATCCGTTTGAAACGAACGCGGTAACTGTATCCCAATTTTTATAGAGCGCATATCCCGCCGCAATTAATGCTATAATCCCCGCTGTTACAAGACCGACCGGATTAGCCATCATTGCAACATTCAATCCGACTTGAGCTAATTTTACCGTTTCAATCACACCATGCATGGCGAGCATAGAGAATTTGTATCCATCTACTAGGAGCCTTGCTGTTTTAACAATTCCGATAAATCCTGCAAGCCCTGCGGCGAACTCAATCGTGCCTTTAATCAGCCCCGGATGTTCTGACGCAAGTTTTGAAAGGCTCCCTGCAAACTTGGCAGCGGCATCGCCCGCATCGGCCAATGCCGGAAGCAGTACTCCTCCAATAGATATCTCCATAGATTCCATGGCGCTCTGAAGCCTTGTCATGGCACCTTTTGCATTGTTTTGCATGGTCTGTGCCATCTTCTCAGCAGCACCGTCGGAATCCTGTATGGACTTCACCAATTCCTCGAACGTCCCCGGCGCTGAATTCAATACTGCCAGCCATCCGGAAGCTGCTTCCTGCCCAAAGATGGCTTTTGCTGTCGCAAGCTGCTCATCTCCGCTGAGCCCTTTCATTTTTTCTCTCAGCTCCGTCAGGATGCGGGTCATTTTCTGTGGTCCTTCTACGTTCCCTGCTTCAATGCCAAGAGATTCCAAGGCCATGGTGGCTTCCTTCTGTTCTGCAGTCAAGTCCTGAGCAGAAAGTCCCAGCTGGTTTAATGCATCAGCCGCCATTTTGGGTGGCCCGGCAAGCCGTAGAAAGCCTGTTCTCAGAGCTGTACCAGCCTGGCTGGCTTTGATGCCGGAATTTGCCATCAGGCCGGCCAGCGCTGCCGTTTCTTCCATGGATACGCCAAATGCATGAGCTACAGGAGCCGCATATTTCATGGTATCCCCCAGCATTTCCACATTGGTATTGGTCTTCGTAATCGTAACGGCGTAGACATCTGCCATATGAGAAGCCTGCTCTGCGGACAGTCCGAAGGCCGTGAGGTCATCGGATACGATATCCGCCGTCCTTGCCAAATCTGTTCCGCCGGCAGCAGCCAGGTTTAAAAGCCCGGGCATGCCCTGCATGATCTGCTCCGCATTCCATCCGGCCATACCCAGATAGCTCATGGCGTCAGCTGACTGGGTGGCGGTAAACTGTGTCTTTTCTCCCAGTTCCCTGGCAGTCATGGTCAGTTTTTTCATATCGTCTGACGTGGCGTTGGTAATAGCCCCTACTTTTGACATAGCCGCCTCAAAGTTAGCTGATGTCTGGACAAGCCCTACTAATGGAGCAGCCAACGTTCTGACAGCGAAGCCAAATCCCAACAGCGATTTGGTGGAGTTGCTGAGATTCAGCATGGCGCCCATTTTCTCCTGCACCATGCCTCGGATTCTTCCTCGTTCCGCCTGAAGGGCTTTCAGCTGTCCAGAATAAAATTCTTTCCCGGTATCGTAGGTTCCCTGGCTGATGACCCCCTGCTTGAATCCATTGCGCAGCTGTTTGATAACTGCATTAGTTTCTCTTGTCTTTTGGCTCAAGTCCGCCAGCTGCTGCTTTGCCTGCCCTGTCATGTGTGAGAAGCTTGGGTCCAACAGCCCGTTAATAGCAAAGGAGAAGTTAATAGTCTTTCCCATAGGTTACCTCCTTCCCGGAATCTGCTATAATATAAATAAAGGGGGTGATTCATATGTCTGCTATCTCTTTCGTCCTCGGATTATTAGCGTTTCTCCTCTTCCTTTATTACATTATGATGGGATTATCCTATATTATCGGCATAATATTAGGTGTTTCTATTTTGATTCGAAATTGGTTGAAACCATACTACCTGAGAATCAAATCCTACTTTTTCCCTCCCGGGTTAAAGTTATGAGTTGTCAAGCCGGCCTTTTGGCCGGCTTTTATTTTGTGGCATTGAACCTTTCAAAACTTTCAACCCATGTAATCAGTCTGTTGAGCGGCATTGTCATCCAGTATCCCACAGGTCCAAGTCCGTTTAAGGATAGCCCTATGCAGATTTCTCGGATTTGTTCGGCGGCTCCTGTTTTTCCTCCGAACCCCCTCCTAGTAAAAAACCTCCTACGTCTCCTGTGATTGCGGCGTATTCCTGGATGTTCAGCTCCAGAATATCTTCCAGCGGAACTTTATAGGCTCTTGCGGCCACCGCCGCATAAAAGCGTCTGGATGTCATGATATCCAGGCTCTTTTCTCCATCCATTCTTGCCTGTTCTTCCGCAGCTGTGAAATCCTCACCTGTCAGCAGTTCCAGTTTCTTGGCAAGCTCGTTTTTCTTGTACATTTTGTATTTCATGAACCCTTACCTCTCTTCCATCAGTTCAGACCCAGAGCGTCGCGCACATCTGCCAGGTAGTCTACGCCGCCAATATTGGCGATATAGTTGTACTTGTCCAGTTCGATTTCGGTCTTTCCATCAATTGTGAGTTTGATATAGTCGCATTCCAGGGTAAGCTTGGTATCCGTGGTAGCACCCACATCCAGTTTCCCAAGGTCATCGGTTTTCGGTACGCCTCTCACCACCAGCTTGAGCTTCTTCACCACATATTCGCCGGTAGAGGAATCATAAACCTGCTGCGCACCGCGGATGTCCAAATGATGTCCCCTTGGTGAAGCCAGGGTAATAGAATCCTTGTCGATGGTCCTGAAATTGATTTCCACTTCCGTGGAGCTGTAGTGCCCCAGAACGGGGGAATCAATTTCCCCCGCGATCCCGGCGCCCTTCACCGTCTGGGTCATTGCATTCAGCTTAGGAAGAGTCACGTCGGCAGACCCTACCAAATCCGCACCATTGTTGTAGACGCGGAAATTAATCAGTTTTTCCGGTACATTCATTTCTTTCTCCTTCCCTTATGCAAAGAGCGACTTAAAATAATCCACGTCCATTTCGATAACGTTGTCGATTTCCTTTGCTGGGAGTGGCGGCGTGAAATAGGTGTGGAACTTGATTTTTCCATCCAGAAGGCTGGTAGTCGGGTTCTCACTTTCGTTGAACTCAATCCTGGCTCCCAGCAGTTTCTGTGCGGCCACAAGACCATTCAGACGGATGTTTTCGGAATCAATGACCGTTTCAATCAGCCTCTTATTCGTCGGGCTGTCCACCTTGCTCCAATATGTCTGGATAAAGGTAGCGGCATGCCAGTTGAACATTCTCCGGCTGGAGATGAAGCGGTCTTTTGCATCGGTATCCGCCGGATAGCAGGCCGTATTATTTCCCCAGCTCTTCCAGCCTCCGATGAAATTCAGCGCTGTAATGATGCCCTGGCCATTAAGGTAGTTGGCTTCTTCGGGAGCCATGACCACTTCTGTACCATCTTCCAGACAGAGCCCTTCCATCTGCATGGACTTGTTAGATGGGGAGATATAAGGCACATCATCTTCATCGGTGCTGTCGGTGGCGGCAATCACGCCCAACATGTGGGTGCTCATGTGGTAGATGAAATCTCCCATCTTTACCATAGGCCAGCATGCCACTTCGTCCACGCCGGTATAGTTATGCTGGTTCTTCCAGGAAGAAGCGTCTGTGTATTTCTTGACTTCAGATGTGGGAATATCTGAAAGCAAGATGACCTTGAAATGTTCGTTGATATTCCCTGCTTTTGCCTTCATGATGGCTTCCACGGAAGGCTTATCTGTCCAACCGGGAGCCAGCACGATGCCGGGAACAAGTCCTGTGATGGGGAATACCTGGTTCAATGTTTCCAGTCCCTTCTTCTTCCCGGTAGATACATCCACGCCGCCGATGATATCTTCTTCCGTGACTGCGGAGGCATCTACAGCAGAGTAATCAATGACTGCGGTTTCCGCATCCTTGAGATCACCTCCGGAAAGGGCAGTGATAATCAGCTGTTCATCATCATCGTATGCCGCCTCGTAGTCTGTCCCTTTTACAAGCGGCTGTCCCGCTTCCACTGTCTTAACCTTCAGTGTATCCAGAAGCACCGGATCAGTCACAACTGCCGTACGGTCTGTGCTGAACGTGATTGCCTGATTGGTCTTATCCTGTTTATGCTTTGCGGGGTCAAGCACATTGACAAGTACCACCGGCGCCCTGTTATAAAGGGCAAACATGCCATATACCGCTTCGCAGAGGGTATATTTCTTCCAGTCCTTGGAATAGCCGAACTGCTTCACCGCTTCATCGTAGGTGTAGCAGAGCACCGGCTTATTGGCTTCCGCTCTGTCGGATGCCAGATGTACAGGCGCCGTACCGAAAATAACCGGAAGCCCTGCAGTCGTGTTCACTGGCGGAATCACACTTGTAGGCACTTCACTGGTATATACGCCATGTTTATAGGCCATAATTAAACCTCCTTGCAACGCTTTGCGTAAATATTGAGAGCCGTCCCCGGTTTCTTGGCAATCTTCATGGTTTCCACGTATCTGTCCGCCGGAACCAAAAGATTCTTGAACCAGGGATGCTCCTTTATGATCTCATTCACATACTGGGGGATTCCTCCGATGAACACCGTTGCATGCAGCAGTCGGCTCTTCGAAAGGGAGGGCCCTACGTAAATAATCCTTTCCATCAGAAATCAAGTCCTTCCTCCACTGGCTGGGCAATGGTGTAGGCGGCGTTAATCCTCCCCTGCCACTGCGGATAGGGCTGAGGATTGACTAGACTTCCACTCATGGGAAGCACCAGCCTGTTCCTATTCTCCAGCGTTCTTTTGCGGAGAAGTGCCTGCCGCACATGCTCCATGAGATTAACCAGCGCCCTGGAACCCTCCTGGGGATCCTCGTCGCAGATTGAAAATCCGATTTCCACTTCCGCGGTCCCCAGTTTATCTTCATCATCATGAAATTCGGTTACCAAGCAGTAAACAAAGGACGCTGTCTCATCGGATGATGTCTTTACAGGAGGGTATCCGGCATACACAACGATTGGAAATCTTTTCGTTTTCTGCTGCTGATCGTAGCCTTTGACTACTTCACGGATATAATCCGCCAGATTTTCCATAACTTCCTGCAGAATCATAGTCAGCCTCCAAAGCCTTTAAACCGATAGGTCACTTCATGAAGAAATCTCTGATTTAGATAGTCTTCCACATCCGGAAGAATGGCGCTTACACCTTTGTCATACCCAACCATCTGCGGGGCCGATGGGCCCGCAGGAATAGTAAGCGGATACCGGGCGGGCTGCTTTCGGTGGAATATATGTCCCTGCTTGAACAGCCCTTTTACAGGCTTTAGGATGCCATTCCTCAATACGCGGGCACTGGCACGTTTCGTCCGCGGAAATCGCGTCTGGAAATAGCTCAGCGGCAGTGGGTGACCGGATGATTTCACAATGCCTGTCATACTTCCTGCTCCCGCCTTAAGAAGTCGAATGCTCCCCTTGAGCGGACCCGGTTTGACTACATACCGTTCCTTTGCCTTCTCCACCAGCCTTTTTCTGGCATGAGGCAGTGTACGGTTGATAGCAGCTGAGGAAGCCGCCCTTACATTGACCAGGGCTCCGCTTAGAAGCTTGTCAGCAATCTGGAGATTCTTCTCATCAAGATGAATTTCCATCATCGTTCATTCGCCACCAGTCCGATAGTAAGCATTCCCATGTCCTCCTTCACCGTGTCTACAAGATAATTCTTATCGTCCACGCTGAAAAGCTGTCCGTATACCGGGATTTCGGGCAGTTCCCCAGCCTCTACGTTGACTACAAGGTCATCGCCATAGAGTTCCGGATATATTTTGTGCATGCCTTCCCCGATGGAGAGAGCCTGTACAGCAGCGCTGTTCTGAAGGATGCACTGGCAGTCAGCTCCATTCAGATTGTGCTTCTCTCCAAATTCATCCATATTGAGGAATACGTCCTTGTTATCCGCCGCCACCATATCCTTGAAGGCACTCATTTTCGTTCCATCGCCTTTGAATCAGGAGCGGGAAGTTCTTCACCGCTCTCTTCTTCCTCTTCCGGGGAGCTGTCCGCCGGAGAATCGATTTCCTCCATGGTCTTGTTCGCCGGCGCTTCCACCAGGCCTGCGCCGAAAAGCTTCTGCGCGGCCGTCTTTGGAAGATGGGCAACTTCACTTGCGTGGTACAGTTTTCCCTTGTAGGAAATGTACCCTTCTTTCACCACGACGTCCATAATCAGGCTCCTTTGGTATGAATCACTGCCCAGTCGTCCACAAATTCAGGCGCCAGCACGCATCTGGAGTACATTGTGAGCTTCAGTTCCTGGTCGCCTTTGTTTGCGTAGTAGTACGGTACATAGGGTGCAATGTAGGTCTGGAAGCCGTCGCCCGCATCGTTCAGCAGGGTTACGGCGCCATGAAGCTGGCGGCCTCTTCCCGGTACGGCAATGATGGCATCATCATCCGGAATGAACGGTTCCGCTTCTCCTTTGTCGTTCACATAGGTTTCGGTGTAACGGTAGATTTCCAGGTTAAGGGATGTAATCTTGCCGATGTACTGCACCTGTGGGGAAAGGTACTGGGGCTGGATAGACATCATAGCCAGGTTATCCCTGTTCGGAACAGCCAGCATCTTCATAATGCTGTCATTGTTCAGCATGTAGCTGTCTACGTTCTTTCCGATGACCATGATGGTCGGTACCATACCGGCATTTTCCTGAATCTTTTCAGACATGCCCTTGATGTCATTATAGATATCCGCACCTGCGGCGCTCCATGCGGTGGCAGGAGTCAGTTTCTGGTCCCAGCCGTAGTCAATGGTATCGGAGATGGCAGTCTTACCGTCATCTGCGTAGCCTTCGATAATGTATTTGCCGGTAGTAAGCACTTCTGCCGCCATTTTATTCTTACGGTTAATGACCATGGCCTGAAGCTCTTTCAGGTCTTTTGCCTGCTGGCGGGCGGCACGCTCTGCCGGTGTTACAGTAGAATAAATGCCTTCACCAAAACCACGCTGAGAGATCTTGTCCGAATCCAGTGTAAATGCCGGGGCCATAAGGGGCGCTGCATAAAGATGTGTCTGGAAACCATCGCGTTCCATGTTGATGCCCTTTGCACCGCGCACAATCATAGGTGCCAGGCGGCGGGAACCTTTACGGGAATCTACCTGTACATACTTGGTGGCAGATACTTCCGGAATCTGCGGGAAGAAAGTATCCAGCAGAAAATGGGCCGGCGTTTTGAATCGTTCTACGGCGGCTGCAAGGTTGATAGTATCGTTGATGTCAATCATTTAAGAATCCTCCTTATTTCAGAGAAGTGAAAACAATATCGAACGGGCGAAGCTCGTCTTCATGCTTGTCTACGGTGTCGCCGCTTGCCACGATGATGGCTTCACGGTTGAAGCGGCCGCGGGTATAAACGGTGGCCATTTCTGCCTTTTCGTCCACATCACGGGCCAGTACATAGGAAGCGGTTTCCGCCGCTTTAGTAGCGGCGCCCTTCCCTGTTGTCATGGTGATGAGTGTGCCGCGCTTCATGGCAGTGCCGGCAGTAATCGGGATGTTCTTTGTCAGGGTAGTAATTTCAGGCCCTGCCAGAAGATTGTCCTCTTTGATGTCGTATTCGGTATGAAAACCCATGGTATCCTCCCTTTCCTTAACCTTCATTTACAATAGCTACGATTTCATCAACTGCCGCCTTTGTCCTTACAGTCTTATCTGCAATTCCGTTCTGTGGCATGGCACCCACGCCTGCGGCGCCGGAACTGAGCTGGTCTGTAATAAGCTTTGTGATTTCATCTACAGTGAGAGATGTCTTTTCAGCCGGCTTCGGTACAGCATTCATGGCATCCACAAAATTTTTGATGGATGCAGCGGTGTTTCCGTTGTTTTTGGCAGCTTCTACCAGTGCATTGACATAGAGGTTATCCCCTTTTAATGCATCCAGCGTCTGGATACGTTCCTTTTCCTGGTCATCCACAGACTTTACCGGCGCCTGCGGCTTGGATTCCTGCTGGGCACCAATGCCCAGCTTTGCCAGTACGTCCTTGATCTGGTCAATGACGTCGTTTTTACCTGTTTCCTGTTCCACGTTCTTTACCTGTCTCTTTCCGGTCATCATTTTGACCAATTCTTCCTGCCGCGCTTTGATATGCGGCATTGAAATTCCATTCACCACTACTACCCCATCATTCAGGGCGGCATTAACTCCGAAATCATCCACTTCATCCACGAATCCATTCCCCAGAGCCTCCTCTGAAGTCATCCATTTTTCACTGTCCATCATGGAGCGGATTTCATCTTCGGTAATTTTTCCCTTTGTTTTCGCCAGATAGACATTTACGATGGAAGCTTTTGTACTGTCCAGCATATCTGCTGTTTTTCTTAGCTCATCAGCCTCCGCCACATCGTCCATATAGCAGGCGGGGTTATGAATCATGAAAAGGCTGTTTGCCGGCATAATGATAGATTCCGCCGCACATGCTACCACGGTGGCTGCGCTGGCACATACTCCGTCGATGTGGGCGGTTACCCTGCCCTTGTAGGCTTTCAGCAGGTTATAAATGGCCTGCGCTTCAAAAATATTCCCGCCCGGTGAATTGATGCGGAGGTTGATGTTTTTCCCTCCACATGAATTCAGGTCTTCTGCAAAGGATGTGGATGAGTTCTTCCCGGGAAAATAACTCCCGTCGCTCTGGATTTCTCCATAAAGCAGAATGTCTACCGTATCATCATCGGCAGCACTGTTCCTGATTTCCCAGAATTTCTTATTTCCCATTGGTATCACTTCCTTCTTCCTCTATTTTCCCGGCCAGTACTTCCGGATTGCCCAGTCTCAGGTTATATTTATCAATCTGAGACTGCTCATAGGCAAGCTGTTCCAGATTTTCCTCAAAATCACTGGACGTCATTTCCGCCGCTTCCCTTTCCCTTGTGGAAAGTCCGTAGGTAACGCGGAGTGCACTGCCGTTTACGTCCTTCACGGGGTCCAGAATACTCATGGACGGCCCAAACCATTCCGCTTTTGACCAGGCTCTCCTGATTTTGGGATCTTCAAAAAATCCGGGCGCTTGGATTCTCCCCAGCGCGATGGCTTCCGCCAGCCAGTTTTCATATATCGGCTGACAGAAATCATTAGCAAACCACTGGCGCCGAGTCTTGAATTCATCTCGCGCCTGCAAAAGCGCCGCCCTGGATGCCGCATAGGAGGAATTGAAGTTCTTGAAAAGCACTTCATAGGGGATGTTCACCCCTGCCGCAATGCCCTTTTCCAGGTGTGTCATGTACGAATCGTAGGTACTCTGCGCATTGGCACTGTCCACTGTCTTCACATCCACTCCTTTAGGAAGTGAATTCAGCGTCCCCGGGCCCAGTTTATAGGTCTTAGTATCAATCGTACCATCATCATCCTCATCCCCCTCGTAAGTGGAAGGGAGCATATCGGAAAGGCTGCTGCTTCCCGTGGTGTTGATAAAGAACACGGACAGGAAGCTCCGGATGATGGCTGATGTCAGCTCTGCAGAGCAGTATCTGGATATTTCTTTCAGATTCTCCAGCACCGGCGCCAGATAAGGCACGCCCCTGTACTGTTCCGCCCTGGTATCGTGACAGATCTGAAGGATGTTAGGCATTCCGGTCAGCTTTCCGAAGGCTTCCACCCTTTGCCATACCGGATAATCGCCTACGTTCACTAAATCACCGGGCACCTTGTTGGATACCCAGAAAGCTGTCATGGCTCCGTCCCTGTCTACCTCCACGCCGCTGATGATGTGGTTCCCGTTATCCGGGTTTATCGTCTCTACTCCGTAGTTGGAAATAGTCTCAGCCATGGACGCGCCAATCGGATTGCTTACCCTGTTGCCTTCAATGAGCTGGATGCGCAGACTGTAAGGGGAAAGCGGTGTGGCTTTTTTCCGCCGGAACAGTGCAAAGCTGTCTCCGTCTGTAAGGTAGGTGGCGTAGGCAATATTCTGGAGGTCGTAGAAATTATTCCGTCTGTGCAGGTCGCACTCGGCCGTTCCTGCCCAGATATCAAACTCCGCGGCCGTATTCCGGCACCATTCCCTCGCCTCTTCTGCCGTAAGCCCCAGCCGCTTGTAGGAAATTCGAGGGAAAAGTTTAAGCCCTGCCCCTACGGACTGCATGACGCTTGTCACTATAGCAGCTGAACCGATGGGCGTATTGATTGACTGGTCCGCCGCCCGGTTTCTCAAAGTTACCAGGTTGGCGTCGATGTCGCTCTTGGAAGAGAGCCGCTTTGGCTGCCAGGTTCTCAGAGAATCTTTCTGCAGCGAAGCCCCACCCTCAGAATACCCGCTGTTGGCTGGGGAACGAATCCGCTTATTCCTGATACGTCTTTTTCTTCTCATAAGCTCCCTCCTAATCCATCATGATGACCCGCCGGGCGGCTCCGGCCGGCTTTGCTTCATAGCCGTCAATGGTGGCACCGCCTGCAATGAGGTCATCAATGGCATTGCGGATACTTGTTAAATTGGCCCTGGTCAAGGTGCGGTTTCCGATTGTATAGGACTGTCCCATAAGGACAGCTTTCTCGGCTTCCAGATACCTTGCCAGCCGTTCATTCTGTATATTTTTAGCCACGGGCCTCCTCCTTTCACCAAATGCTGCTGGTGCTGAATACATGCTTCTTTTTCTTTGGCTTTATGCGTTTTACGGGTTTCTTTTCTTCCGATACTCTGGCGCTCGCTCCTTCGGCTGCCAGCGCATCCAGATAAGGCTTGAGCGACTGGATGCAGGCAAGGTTGTAGTTGCGGAGGTCCAGCGGCTCATTCCTTACGCCCTTCGTGGGCTCCCAGATTTCCCGCAGCATCCCATTCCGCTTCACTATTTTCTTATGCTCCGATATCAGTCCTTTGAAATAGATATCATCATAGCCCCGCTGGGAGGTTCCTTCCATTTCCTCATCCATGGGAAAATGGAAGTATTTCGGCCCGGGTTCACGAATGGCCAGTCTGCCCATAATCATTTCCTTCCCGGCATCAACACCCAATTTCACCAGCGGCAGGGTGGCATCTTCGTTTTTGCCCAGCTTCCTCGGAAGGAATGGATAATCAGGCCGGTTCATTCCTTTGACGGCGAACCGCCCATGATGGAAATTTGCCCGGCAGTACGCATAGACGCTCTGCGTGTAATGGCCGCCGGAATCTATGAAGGTTCTTGCTACCCTGAGTCCCGTGCCGTCTTTAAACCGATATGTATGGTTCAAAATACCGTCAAGCGTCTTCCAGGTAAGAGCAGAATCCGGAGGCCCCAGGATGATTCCCTTTCTGATTCCCCAGCATTCTTCTTCCGCTCCCCAGCCGCATACCTCATATTCCAGACGATTATCCTGGGTGTCTACGGCGCATGTCACAATAAGCACGCCTTCCGGCAGTTCTGCGCCATATTTCTCGCGTCGTTCCAGAAATTCATTTTCATCATCCGTATCGAATGTTCGTGGCAGTGAATATGATTCTCCGAAGCGGGTATTGGTAACAACCTTCTCCCTTTCCGGATCTCCCTTGGCCTCCAGCCATTCCCTCATGATTTCCGGCCAGGTTATCCAGGGCGAAGAAAAGGCATTGAGGGAAAACGACCGGCAGCCGTTGGCCATGGCTTCCGGATTGGTAACCACGTATTTCTGCGGCGCCTGCTTCATCTGCCGCTCTGTAAATTCAAAGCCGCAGCAGGGGCACCGCCATTTCACCGATTTTACGATGTACGTTTTCTTTCCGATTTTCCCTTTGATTTTCTTCGCGTCCGCATTCATGTCGGAGTACTTCAGCTTGCACCATTCACCACAGTTAGGGCATCGGTGCCGCCATTCCTCCATGGTCCCGGCCTCATATTCCACGTCGATACGGCTGTCCCCTTCGTTGGTCGGAGTGGAGAAGAGCCCCATGACGCGGTTCCAGTAAGTCGTCATTCGTTTGGCTGCCAGGTCTATCGGGTCACCTTCCGCTCCGGCCGATACCGGGAAGCGGTCTACTTCATCGCATAAAAGGATGCGGATAGGGCGGGAAGCAAGGCCCGCCGGTGAGTTAGCTCCACCCATAACCAGGCGGCCGCCGGGAAAAATTTTGGAAAGAATGGTGTTGTTACTGTCCCTGGTTTTCACATCCACAAACAGCCTGGTCAGTACTTTGGTATCACGAATCATGGGCGCGATGCGCGACTTGGAAAAGTCCTGCGCCATTTCAATCGTCGGCTGAATCATCATTATGGTGCATGGATCCAGATGGGCAAAGCGGCCTATCACGTTGTTCATGATGTCCGACTTTCCCACTTGGGCGCATGATTTGACCACCACCCGATGGATACCGGGCTGTGTGAAGGCATCCATGATATCTTTCTGGTAGGGAGCCCGGCTGGTTCTCCATCTGCCAGGCTCCGCAGACGTACTGGAAAGAACTCGGTAAGTATCTGCCCATTCGGAAACGGAGGTCTTTGGCAGCGGCTTCAAGCCATGTTCGGAAACATACGTCCATAAGGCTTTAGCCGACTTCATCTCCATCGTCCTCCTCATCCTCAATCTCTTCGTTGAAGAGGTCCGGCGTATATGACGCCAGCTCCGACAGCTTTTCCTCGATTTCCCTGGTGGTTGTTGTATAGATTTCTTCCTTTGACTTTCCTTCAAGCACTGGCGCCAGCTTACTGGGAAGGCCAAGCAGCTGTGTTCGAATGTTGGACGCCATTTCGGTCATCACATACTCCACCACTTTGGCTGAATATGCATTTTTCTTCATTTCATCCAGCTTCAGCTCAGCGATTTCCCGCTTTGCTTTCTCATGCTTGGCCCGCTCTTTATCGAAATCGACTTCCTCGTCTTCTACCGCCTGTTTCTTCATACGGCAGTAGGCTTTTATGCCTTCTACCAGGAGAGGAGATCCCGTTTCATCGATGGGAAGCGTGCCTTCCTTAATCATCTGATTCACTCGTGGTGTAGAAATCTTCAAAGCCCTGGCCATCTGTGACTGAGTTGCCGTCACATGATTGATGTCCTTCGAAATCTTCTGCCGACTTAATTTTTGCGTACCGGATTCTGTTATTTTGTTTTTTCTAATTACTGGCAAACAAAATCCCTCCTTTAAAAATTAATTAAGCTCTGAAAATTTTTCACACCTAGACGGCTTTCGGGGTCTCGCACGCGACCGCAATGGGCGTCCTTCCGCCGCAGAACCTACCCTGCACCGGCGGCACGCAAAAAGGACGGGTGCTGGCCGTCCTTTGGATGCTTTCCGTGTTGTCCTTCCATTACCAATCAACCAACGCAAAAGCACGAGCCTATCGACATCAGCTCGTGCTCTTACGTGAAAACCCTGAATGATTAGGAGGTGACAACCGTGTGCGATTCTCTTGCCTCAATCTCACACTATCATTATACCCTATCATTTACTCTATTTTACTATACTCTTTCAGTCACTCTGTTTTCATCATCTGTTTGGCCCGCTCCGGATTCCTTTTGACGATTTGTGAAAACTCGCGAATGATTTCCCATTCATCGTCAAAGGCCCGAAGCTGTCTCTGCTTCCGTACGCCCTTCGCAGAAACGCTGCCCACCGGTCTTCCGGCGCCTTCCCTTTTACCGCCTCTCACGTTTCTTCACCACCCATCCGTAGAAATTCACCGCCGCCAGGACAACCATCGTAATCAGCAGCAGGCAGTCAAGGACATGTAGATTATGGAAATCCACAGTCCTCAGCGCCGCCAGATTGCATGCCAGCAGAATGATAAGAAACCATTGCCCCATCGTTTGTCTTGAATCATTACTCATTGCCTTAGCTCTCCTTTCTGTATTCTCTATATTATAGCCTTTTATTGTTTCTTTGTAAATACATTTTATCTATATTCTCCCCATTTAAAAAGCAGACTGCGGTGAGGCGGTCTGCTTTTCTCATGCCTTTAGTTGAAATCGGATTCTCTGAGGAATGGTTCCAGGTCCACCAGTGCTTCACCATGGATTTTGTAGATGTTCGACTCTGCGAAATTCATTTTCTCTGCAATGTCTCCCCAGCGTTCGCACTGGATGTACCTTCTTCTGAGAACTGCCCGCCGGACTCCGTCTTCTTCCTTGCTTATGAGCTCTTCTCCCTTGTCCCTTTTCTCGATAAGCTCCAAATAAGCCTTGTTCACCTTGGCATGATAGGCCTCCAGTTTTTCCACGATTTCCTCCAGATTGGCGCAATGGCCGCTCTGTACCTTTTCGCCCATCTGGACGCCTCGAAGGTTATGTGCCTCAAACTCCAGCCGCCGGAGCTCTTCCTGCAGGGAAAGGTAATCGGCCTGCTGTTTTCGGATGGAGTTCAGAAATCCCTTCAGCTTCTCTATGTCTCCCCTCACCATTTCCTCCTTTGTTATTACCGGCGCCGGCCATTCACCATAAACAAGCTCAAAGTGAATGTGGCCCCAGTCACGCCTACGAATACTCCGAAGATGAACCACACTGCTCCCATTACTGCACCGCCTTCCTTGCTCTTGCCCTGGCCTGCGCTGTCCTGCCTCCTTTAGCCCGAAGTGCGTCCAGCTGCTTTTCTGTTCTTCGGATGGTCGGCGCATCTTCTGCTTTGGCTGCCTGGATTGCGGCAAGTACTTCTTCCATGGTAAGTCCATTCTGTTCCTGCCATCCATCCTCCATAAACTGCTTCATCAGTTCACGGTGCCTTGCCCTGGCCTCTGCCCATATGTGCTCTATGACCTGGTCATGCCATTTGGTATCCATGATGCCTTTCTTATCGGATTCAAGCCAGTACACGACTTTCAATGTGCCGCTGTATGGGCCCACGCCTTTGGATGTGATGACTTCCCTTTTCCGGTTCCCTTTGTACAGCCTTGTAATCATGGCCTACCTCAGCCTCCATTCATCTGCCATCAGGATTTCTATTTCCTTGATTTTCTCCTTGAGCGCATCCATATCAGCGCGGTCGAAGTAGCCGCCCACCACTGTACCAGTGCCCTCCGTTACCTCACGTAGCCCGTGGATAAAGGTCCCCACATCTGCCCAGCAGTCTTTGATGTGATCTTTCCGCCGGAGAATGAAATCATTTTCCGCATTGATTTCATTGATTCTGTTTTCCAGGCACATCCATGCGGATACGGCACCACAAGCAAAGGATACGGCTATGATTATCAGCTCATCTGTGATTTCCATGCATACCTCCTCCTAATCATCAGCGAATGCACCTTCATTCTGAATGACAGGGCATTCAGTCATGTCAATAATAATGTTAGCGGCACCACGTTGGGATTTCATTTGCTCAAAAATCCAATCAATAACCCTTCTAGCCTTATATTGTGCATTGAATTCTTCGGTAATCTGGTCACATTTGGATTCAGGGGTATAGTCCTCCCATGCATGAGTTACCATGACCTGATTAAATTTGTCGAAATAAATACTTTCTACGTCACAAACAATATTGCCAAAAACATCCTTGATGATAAGCATTTCAATTTCTCCTTCAGTACCATCCCTTAATCTCCACTCCGGCTTCATCCTTCAGGATTTTTGCCATCTCATCTACCCGAACATAACCTTCTTCGTAGCATTTGTACTCTTCCATACAGAGGTCCACGAATTTCTCCACCCGGCCTTCTTTCTTCATCAGGCTTCCTAACTTGTCATGAATCACCATGGCCGGCACCGCCAGCATGAGGTTGAATGCCATTTTACATCCTTTCTCTGTGGCTTCTTCTTTCATTCGGTCAATGTCAGACTGCTTTATTGATACCATGGGATCTTTCTTTTTGATTCCCAGTCTCCGCCTTTCCTGCCTATTCATTTGCTTTCCCTCGCAATCTCTTTTACCGCTTTTCCTTTCTGCTCCTCATATTTCCTGCCTGTTCCTTTGTAAAAACCATTTCACATGGGCAAAAGCTGGTTTCGCAAGGCAAGAATCCAGGCTCACACCCGTATTCCTTCTTTTCCCTCCGTAGGATGGCAGCATTCTTGAACACTCTGTCCAATTCCCATTCCAACCAGCCTGAGCTTTTCTGCTTTCTGGTATAAAGCGTCATTCCTCTTTCTTTACGCAGATTTCTCCACTCTTCTCTTGTCATTTCTTACCTCAGCTTGTCTCTCAATTCCGGAGGCACGCAGCCGGAAAGCATGAGTCCTTCCGTGCCCGGCTTCCTGTCCTCAAATTCACTGGCGTACTTTTCCTTCCCGGCAGCATCCACCTTGCGCATCCCGCGGGAGCGATTCTGCTTCATGGCTTCTTTTATGCGTCTTCCCTGTTTGCTTTCCATGGCTCACCATCAGAAGGGAATGTCTTCGCCTTGATTGCCCGCCGGAGAGGGAACATTTCCTTGTCCTAATGGAAGGTTTTCCTGCTCCATTGGCGGCTTCTCCGGTCTGGCTTCTCCAAACTGTTCGAAGTCTCCGTGGTTTCCTCCCTGCTGTCCGCCGGAGTACTGTCCATTGCCATAGGACTGCCCATTGTTGGAAGGAGCCTGCAGCTGTCTGCAGATGGTTTCTGCCACCACTTCGGTGACATACCGCTTTGTACCATCCTGGGCATCATAGGAACGGGTTGAAATACGGCCTGCCACGAAGACGCGGCTTCCTTTCTTGAGCTCACTCCTCACGGCTTCCGCCAGCGTTCCCCATGCCACGATGTTTATCCAGTCTGTGAGCTCTCTCTGCTCTCCCTGTGGCGTGGTGTAGATGCGGCTCACCGCAATGGAGAAAGACGCTACCGTCCTTCCCGTTCTTGTAGCACGAATGATGGGATCTCTCTCCAGGTTTCCTAAAAGCTGTACTGCATTCATTTCATTTTTCCTCTTTCTGCAAACAAGCTGCTTTCAAAAATACTGTCCAACGCGTGCTCCCCCGCTTATCGCCCAGAAGCGGTCTGTAAGGTGACAGTTCTATGACATCCTTATATGGAATCTGAACATCCGACCACTTGAACAAGAGCACTCCGTTGTTTCTCAAAATGCGAAATCCGTTTTTAAATCCTTTCCGGATTGATTCTTTCCAGTCTTTTGGCAGAACTCCGTACTTCGTCCGTAGAAATGAGTTTTCCCCGGCCCGTAGAAGGTGCGGCGGGTCGAATACTACCAGTGAGAATCCTGTATATTTGCTTCCGCTTGAAATGTTTTTCATGTCCGTGAAGTCTCCAAGTAGCGATGGCACTACCTCAAGAAAACGTCCTTCCGGATACTCAAATATTCCCTGCCTATTGTCCTGATAAAGGACAGCAGGGCAGTCTTTATCGTAGTAGAAAAGCTTACCTCCGCAGCACTGGTCCATGGCGTAGCGTCTCCTTCGTCTTCCCATACTTCCTCCTTTCTGAACAATTCATTTCATTTTTCCTCCTGCCATGATAAAACTTCCATCAGATTTGCCAGATTGGTCCTCCTTGATTTCGTCGGCTTCAGCGTACGGCCTCCCAGCATTTCGCTTCCATGGCCATAGATGTACATGAGGGCGATGGCGGCCAGTCTGGCATTGGAAATATTCTTTTCTCTTTCCGCCGCGTCCTGCACTTTGATTTGTGATTCTTCCCTTTCGATGTTCATTTCTCTGCATCCTTTTTCTAAATCCGAAGCGGATAATTTCTTCTTACGTCCGTCCGGATCATGGTGTATGTCTGGTATGGGTAGCCTTCTTTTCCGAAGGTGTCCCGCTGGCTGTCTTTGATGATTTCATAGCCTTTGATAGGCTTCGGGTTTTCTGACCACCATCCGGCATAGATGATTTCTACTTTCTCCTTTGGTTTTCTCAGGTTACGGCTGGTGGAGTACCGGTGCTTGAAGATGGGTTCTCCTTTCTCCCTGCCTTCCACTCCGTTCTTCACGATGTAGGCGGCAAGCTGATGCCATTCGTGGGAACGATCAAGGTGTCGGATGTTCACCCGGGGAAACGGGCAGGCTGCGGTGCCCACGGTGTCCTGCCATGCTTTCTCTATGGCTGCCTCCGCTCCGTCGAAGTCCTTGTTCAGAACCATGTGCAGATGAATTCCACCTTTGGCCCCGATGGATCCTGTCTTGATACTTTTCACTTCTTTTTCATGCTTCCTGTAGATTCGCTTCACTCTACGCATGAAACGGTCCACGTCCTTCCTCACCTCCTCTGCTGACTTTCTTGTCTTGGCCGGATAGGTGAAGGTACACCACAGGTCATCGGGATTGAAGTTCTCCTCCAGCAGACCATATACTTTTCTCTCTGCCCTCTTGTTCTGCCAGCGCATGACCTTTTCTTCTGTGGGATGGATTCTCACTCTGTGCTGGTCCTTTGTCCCTATCCTCCCTGATATGTATTTATCAATCGTGATGGTAGGTCCTGCTATCATTGTCTTTTTCACGTAAGCAGGTCCTTTTTTGTAATTCGTACTACGTTTCCGCATCCCTGCACCCCTCAAACGATTCTTTTCGATGGTTCTTCATTTTCTCCGATGGCTCCGCAGTATATTTATGCAGAATGTCCTGAAAATGAATACCTTTAACGAGGACGCCAAGACGCCGCATACTTCATTTTTTTCGGCCCGGCGTCATGGCTTTTTTATTCTTTTGTTCGGGGTGCGTTAGTGCTATACTATATATAGTGTTGTAGGGTTACACCCCTTTGGGCCCGCGCTTACCAGAGCGCCGGGCCCTTTTTATATCTGTACCGGCACGCATAGTGGTCTCCTGTCCAGTACCCGTACCTGCATTTTTCGCAGTGCTGATAGCACACATTGCCATCTTTCAGCGGGCAGCGTACTCCGCCTCGTATTCCCTGGAAGCAGATACGGCAGATGAGCTCATCCTTTCCGGATGGCACCACCGCATCCAGGTCTGCCAGAATGGGCTGTTTCTTTCCTGCCCGAAGCCAGACGACTCCTGTTTCCTCTTCGACCCCCTGGATGGTGATCCCTCTTCCGGTGTTGGCGATGAATCTTCCTTTCTCCCCTGTCCACTGTATGGCGTCCACCGCCATGATGCGCATGTCCTTCAAGGTGTTTCTGATTTCCACTTTTTCCGGAAGGACTTTCCCATTCCTGCCAATGACTGTGATAGTCTTTAGAATGCGGCCCACTTCGGCTTTTTCGGCAGGCATCCGTTCCGCTTTTTCTTTTCCATTTCTTCTTCGGCTACCCGGTAGAGCTCTTCCAGCTCTTCCCTGTGCTCGTTTCGCCATTTCTCCACCTCCCCGCAGGAAAGGTAGGACAGGAATTTCGCTTTTAATTCCTTTCTTTCCTTCCTGGATGCGCTGTGCACCCTGTCATGCAGCTGGAAAGAAAGAAGGATCAGGTTATCTTCCCTGTCTCCGCCTCCGTGGGATCTCCATTCCACATGGTGAATCTGCCCGCCGTAGGACGGCGGGAGTTCTCCGATGATATTGAAATATTCCCTGGCCCGGGAGATGTGTCCTTCCCTGTCCCGCACCAGGGCTTTCAGTTTTTCATAATTATTCTTTGAAAGCTTGAATCTCCACAAACCGGCTCCTCCCATCCCGCATCATTCAGGCCCGCCCCTCCAGATGGAGCTTTACCAGGCCTTTTCTTTCTGCATACGCTTCCAGGTCTTTCTCTGCTTCTTCCGGAGTCATCCTTCTGGGCAGGGAGTTGATGGTTCTCCATTTTCCTTCTTTGGTCTTGCAGCTCCCCCGGTAATAGGCTTCGCCTCCTCTGAACCATTCCTTCACCACATACCTTTTGCCATTGTCCTCTTTCCACATCTGATAAAACGGACTTCTCATGCTTCCTTCATTCCCTTCAGAAATTTATTGATGAAATACTGCTGTCCCTTGCCGGTCACCTTCACGGTCTTGGTTACCACGTTCACGCCGTCGCCATTGATGTAGGTGCCTTCCTTGATTTTGAAAAGGCCCATTTCCATAGCTTTCTGTGTAGGCATGTTGCAGGAAGAGCCCTGCTTGACCAGGTATCCTTCCTCCCGCATCCATGTGAAGAGCCGGTTCTGTCCGATGTTGACTCCGTTTCCCCTGAGAATCTTTGCCAGCTCTCCAATGAGGATGGTGGAGTGGGAAGCAGAGACGGCATCCGCAAAGATGGCCTTCGGCCTCATCTGTTCTTTATCCGCCTCCAGCGCTTCGATTCTTTCCTTCTGCCGTGCGATGGTCTTCCTTCCGATTTCCAGTGCCCTTGCCATGATTTCTTCATCGCTCATGTTACTGGCCGCCGGAATGAAACCTCCTGTCTTCCGGATAGCCGGAAGCACTTCGCTGGTCACCCAGTGCTTAAACTTCTTCGCCGTAGGCAGCTTGCTGGAGAGGATGAGACTGTAGAGTCCACTTTCATTGATGAGGATAACTTTCTGCATTCCTCCAGGGGTCATCATTTCGGTGACCCCTTTGTCCTCTTCATCAACATGCTTAGATACGGCATTTGCAAGTGACTTTCCTGCTCCATATCCCAATGCTTCAGCAACATCTTTCCCCACAAACCACGGGTTCCCATTCACAGAGACTGCGCGTACCTTTCCAAATTCCGGATTATCAAAAATCCGGAGAATACTCTTTGTGCTTTCCATGTTGTCCTCCTATCTGAAACTGGATGTTTCTACTACCAAAAGGAAATCAATGGGGAGCCTGATGGCTCAGGCCCTCCCTTCATTTTCTTTTGGTGGCTCTTCATGTCTTATCCGGAGTTCCCTTGTTATCAGCTCCTCTGAGTACGTCCGGTTCTGATTCGATGATTTTCAGCACATGAATCCCGACTTCGGCTTCCAAATACCCTATTGCATCCCTTAGGCTTTCGAATGCCTTGTGAAACAAAAGTTTTTCCCATTTCGGCTTTCCCTTTTTCTCTCCGCGAATGTACGGAGGCACCTGGAAGACTTGGAACCTTCCCCCTTCCAGCTCATTACATTTTTTCGCGGTCAGCAGGTCCGGATCTTTCCAGATCTCTGCCATGGATTCTTCCATATCTCTTTTTATCATCCAACCCGGTTTCGGTGTGTGAAGCAGTACCAGGTAATATTCCTTACCTGTCATGGCTCTTACCTTCAGCAAGAGTATCTTCCTATTCTCGATTTCTACGATTCCCATGTTGTCTCCTTGCTGCCGCTCCCCAGCGGATGGAGCAGTCCCGGTGGCAGGGACGTATCTTTCCATCCTGCCATGAGGGCCGCGCCAGGCATTCTTCACCCGGCTCTATCTCTTTTCCGCAGAAGCAGCATATGTATGGGTTCTTCTTACTTTCTTTTCTCATTGGGTTCTTCTTCGTGATATAATTGAATAAAACAATTTTCTTGTTTTAGGCTCTGACGTCTGGTACACGTCAGAGCTCTTTTCTTTTATGCAAAATAGCTCTCGTCTGCTTCGGCGTATTCGATTTCGGAGAGTTTCCCGACGCACTCGCAGTCGTTACAGTTGAGGAGGAGCACCCAGACTCCCCCGCCGTACTGATTGACCAGGGCGAAACGATACATTTGGTTATTTCCCTGGGCGTTGTACGTCCTGGCGTCTGATTTCAGGGTTTGGTCCCAGTCCAGGAGCTTTTCCTTCAGTTTTTCTTCATTCATTCCACTCCTCCTTACCCAGGCGTCCTTTTGAAATGATTCGCTTCACCATGTCCAGGGCCGACATGTCTCTAAAGCGGACTATCTTTTCACTCCCGCCGACATAGTAGATGGTGGCGGCCTCCATGACATTGTCCACTCCGTAGGCAGGAGTGATGTCAGTCACCTTGGCGCCGGATTCATAGCACATCTGCAGGATATGGTGTATGCAGTTTTCCTTCTTCCGGTTCTCAGCGGCAATGAGTGCATCCTGTTCTTCTGTCATTACAGCTCCCTCGCCGCCTTTACTCTTATCACCAGCTCCGTCCCCGGCTGCAGGTGGCCCGGATCTGAAATCCGGTTGTCCTGCATCACCTGCCATGTGAGCTTACTCATATCCTCCTTGTCCGTGGCCACTTTGGCCACGATGCCCCATAGCGTGTCGCCTTCTTCTACGGTGGCCCGGTACTCCACCAGTTCTGTGTCCAGGCTGTCTCTGTAGCAGCCATAGCCTACGGCTCCGGCGGCCAGGAGGCCGCAGAGTATGCATCCGATGCGCACCCAGCGTATCCTTTTGATTAAAGGTCTCATGGTTCTCACTCCTTTTTAGTTCTTCGTAACTCCCCTGCTATAATGTTCATAGAAGGGAGGTGATACTTATGAACAAGAAACTTGTTTTGATGGGGCTAGCTACTATGCTGAAAGAGCCTGACTCTCCATTTTTCGGAAATCAAATCCAACTGTTGACCCCAGTGGGATTGCTTTCCGGAGACTTCGTATGGAGTGACGATAAGAAGCCTGCGGCTGTTGCGTCGATGCGTTTGGCCTTGAAATTAATTAGTCAGGCTATCTCTGATAACAATCGCCCAAATTCCGGCTCGCCCGATAAAACTGACAAGCCCCACTTGCTTGGTGATGAACAGTCCGTTCTCCTGAAAAATGTAACTTTGTATTCTGGAGCTCAGACAGCTCACATCGCCGTCCTTATGGTCTATGTGTCAGACATAATCGGTATTTCCATTGGAAATGCTGAGTACACTCCGTAACCGGCTTTCCATTTCACCTTGATTCTGTTTTGAATTGTTATCTGATACTTTGATGGAAAGAGCGCAGCCGCTACTGTGTTCTTTCTTTTTGTCTGGACTATAGGGAATGGTATTTCTCTCAACTAATTCCATAGCTTCTTTAAATACCGACTGTGCCAGCACAATCGGTATTTTGTTTTCGTGGAGCACTCGGACTACTTCTATGGCCGCCTTTCGGATATCTGTTCTTTCCATGTCAGTCACCTCCTTTACTGTGAAATCTTTCTTGCCCTCTCCCGCATCCTCCAGCGGAGATTATGGCCCCGGGGCTTGCGGTAGAGGCCGATGAAGAGGATGGCGGTGAATTTCGATGCCGCCTTATCCACGTCCTCCGCCTCCTTGACGGACTTGATTCCGAAGAAAGGGCCCATGAGGAGCCCGTATTTTTTCTTTCTCCTCAGCGCGATGACTGACTTATGCTTCATCTAGGCCTCCCTCGTTTTTCAGCAAGTCCTTTCTTCCGGCTGCACCGTATTCTGCTGCATCCAGTTTTTAATCTGCCATCCGCAGAACTGCATCCGACCGCCTACAATGACGTAGGGGATTTCATGCTTCCGCGCCATCTTTCTGATGGTGTCAGCGGACAGCCGAAGGACAAGCCCCAGCTGATACGCCGAATAGAGCTGCTCAGGATTTAAGATTCTCTGTCTCATCTTTCTTTACCTCCTTCTTTAGTTCAATTTATTGAACTTTGAGGGTAAAAAAATATTCATCCAATTTTTTCGGGGAGATATTGAGGAGCCTAGACGCCCTCAGAATCTCCGGCTGGGTGAACGGAACCTTATCGTTTAATTTCAAAGACAACGTACGCTCCGATACTCCCAGACTTTTGGCAAACTTCCCACGGGTCCCGTATTTCTCTACAATCAGTCCAGTAAGTTTAGCATAATCAAATGGCATTCCTTTCACCTCCTTTTATGAAGTTCAACTATTTGAACTAAATACAGTATAATCTCTCTTTCGCTTGAAATCAATACTTTTGTTCAACTTTTTTTGCTTATGACTTCAAGCTCTTGAACTATTATTCAAATAAGCATATAATGAAGAAAATTCAAAAGGAGGAGCCCGACAACATGAAAAGAGAATCTACATCCACACGTTTGAAGCAATTAATGGAAATAAAGAATCTTCGACAGGCTGATATTGTAGAGAAAACAAAATTAGGCAAATCAGCAATTAGCCAATATGTTTCTGGGAAAGTAACGCCCAAGCAAGACAAAATCTATATAATAGCTAGCGCATACGATATATCTCCATCTTGGCTTATGGGATACGATGTCCCATCGAGGGATATTCTCATCGATGGCAAGGCGAAGCCCGCCACTAACATTCCTATTTATGAAATTCCAGTTGTTGGCAAGGTAGTAGCAGGCACGCCCATTGATGCCATCGAAAACATTACCGACTATATCCGTGTCACCAATCCCGCTGCAGCCGATGGAAGCTATTATGCCCTCCACGTCACGGGAGCCAGTATGGAACCGGAAATGAGAGAAGGCGACCTTGTAATAGTTCATAAGCAAGACTACTTCGATAATGGAGACATCTGTATCGTTCTGGTTAATGGATATGAAGCCACTGTGAAAAAAGTGCAGAAGAATGAGAGCGGTATCACTCTTATCGGATTCAATTCTGTTGTTTATCCTCCGCATTTTTATAATGCCCATGAAGTTAAATCACTTCCCGTCCGTGTTATTGGTAAAGTTGAAGAAGTCCGCCGAAAATACTGA